AATTGTAGTAGCCGAACGAGTAACGCTCGTAGCCTTTCACTAGCAAATTGTCTGTAGTGAAGTCGACTTGCATGTCGGTTTCAAACTTGATGCGCTCCATGTAGGAGAGGCCATCAATGTTCGTCAGCAGGAACCATGCGCGGGCGTTGGTCAGATAGTCGTTGACCATATAACCTTCCGGCAAGCCACCTGCGGTTGACATGATCGCGTTGACGTCGTTGTCAGCTGTACCCGGACGCAGTTCCGTCTTTGTGAGGCGGATTGCAACCGGCTCAAGAGGCGGCGGGACAACCAGACGACGACCGCGAGCAAACACCTTCAGACCGGCCTGATCGCGGAAGTTCGTACGAATGGCAATCATGCCATTCAGCAGCGTAGCTTCGTTCAGGTCGTTGGTGGTGTAGTTCGACACCGAACCACCGTCAATCGGGTGATCTGATGCAACCAGAGCCTTGCCGTCGCCGCCAATAGACGCATTGTACGTCGTGGCGGTGTTAAGCACGTTTGCGCCGTAGATTTCCTTGGTCTGCTGGAAGGATTCCATCAGGCCGAGGTTCGACGGAGCGAACTGGCTCTTGTACAGGTTGTCGTCAACGGCCTTGCGAGTGATCGCGTAGCCCAGACCGATCTCGACGTGCTCCTGATTGTAGATGAACCGCTCGCCAGCGCCGTTATCAAACGACGTCTGACCGCCTTCAGTCTTCAACTGAGCGTAGCCAAGGAAGCGCATTTCAGCGGTGCGTTCCAAAGCCATCTTCGAGTCGTGCTTCGTGAAGATCTTGTCGTACTGTGACGTGATCTGCTCGTATTTTCCTTCAATGCCGCGAAGACCGGGCAGGAGAAGGTCTTTGATGGAACTGAGATTTACAGCCATTGGTCCTTGCTCCTTTTAGCCGACACTAAGCAGTTGCTTAGTAGAAACGTTGTTGAAGGCAACAACAACACGATTGTACGCGCCGGCCTCAGTCCCCGGAGCACCCGGAGGTGTCACGGCAAGGTCAACGATACGGAAAGGCAGCGTGTTGGTTGTGGCTTTGGTGCTTATGTCAATGTAAGCGCCAGAGATGCCACTAGCTGTCGTTCCAGTGCCGATTGCAAAACCAACGTTGCTGTTGATGTCGCCAAAGGCAGCGCCAGTCACGTCGGTCTGGACGACGAACTTGGCGTTCGGATCGTTTACGACGTAGGCGGTGACGTCAGCGGAGGCGTCGGAACCCGGCCAGTAGTTTGACCAGACGGTACGCTTTTGCGACGTGGAAAGGTACTGGCAGCCGACAAAAATGCCTGCAACCTGCACAGAGTTCGACGAGGCTTGTGCGATATAACCGGTATTTAGCGGAACGACAGGGTCGCCGCTGAACACAGCGGTCGTGTCGTCCTTGTCAATGACCATCAACACCTGCTCGAAAGTGGGAGCGGAGCCGGTGCCACTGGCTTGGCTAAAACCGAAGGGCGTATTGCTATTTGCCATTACGGTATCTCCTATAAAGGATTGCCTCGATCATCGCGCACCGGGGCGATTAGAGGACATTTTCAAGATTAACTTTCCACACCGAGGGAAAGCGGGTCATGGACCTTGTTAACACAATATTGGTTAATATTGTAAAAGTAAAGGGCCGCTTGTTTGCGGCCCCTTTTCATTGTAATTCCAAAGACTTACAGGTCTTCAGGAATTGGCATGTCAAAGCTCTTTTTGATTTTCGGAGCGACACGCGGATCATTTCGCGACAGTGTGCCTTCCGGCGTTCCTGCGAGCTGGGCCTCTTTGACACGCACCTGCTCGCGTGCGCGGCGCAATTCAATGGACCTGATCTCTTCGGAAATCTCCGTTGGCCGCTCCATCAGCACCATACCCTTGCGCTCAATAATATTGCTGGACCAGCCCTTTGGCATCATCGCCATGTGGTCCTTGTCGCGATCAAGTGGCACTGCCTCCCAGCCTTCGCGGGCAAGATGCGTGATGTAGGCAGGATCTTCTTCGTTCCACACCTTGTGGCGCTTCCACTCGTAGGTCCAACCATCCGGCACCAGACTGGCGGGGACGTAGAACTCGTCCGTCCCCTCGTCCAAATCACCCAGATGCTGCCGCAGTTCGGCAGCGCGGGCGGCGGCGCGTGATCGGGGGTCTTTATCCCTTGCTGCAGGGCGGGACGTATCGTCCCGTGATACTGACAGAGGCGTATCGTCCCGTGATACGTTTTCCGACGCAGCTCGCCGCTCTTCAATTGCTTTCTGATACTTGCTAACCATAACCCTCTCCTTAATTTAGGCGACCTTCTCTGCGAAGCAACATTTTGTTCTTCGCGTACTCTTGTTCCGTCATGCCGAGGTCTCTGGCCGTCTCGGCCTCCTCCCGGCTCAGACGCACGACATTGGGCCGAGACCCGCCACCGTCACCAGACCGGCTAACAGGCGCTGCAGGGGGCGCAGAGCGCCTCTGCGTGGGCCTTGCCGCTGCTGACATTGGTTCCTCATCGTCTTCTTGGACAGCAACCCGCTTACCAATACCCACTGTGTCTTCAACCTTGTGAAAATACTCGTCAGTGTCAGGCAAATAGCCGTCGGCGACCGCCAGATTGTGAGCGGCGACCATTTTCTGAAAGAGACGCGGGTCTGTGGCACATTGCGGGTTCTTGCGTACCCATTCGGCGCTTCGCGGCGACAACTGCGACGCGAGATTTTCGACCGGATCCATGGGCGGTGGCTCATACTGCTGCCGGGGAGCGTTTTCCATGGCCTGCCGTCCGCGCTCCAGCTCCATAAGCCGGTTTGCGTTGACAGACATGCCCTCCTGTATCTCGGCAGCCTTCTCATAGTCGCCGACGGCCATTGATTCGCTGTAGTCGCGTCGCAGGTTTTCGCTGTTTCGCTTCACAGTATCAATTGCATTGACAACCAAGTGGTAGTTGGTGTCCAGCGTTTCGTTTACTGCGGTTACAGCGTACTGCTGGGCAATTCTGGACTGCTTTTCAGCCTCAAATCGAGCCTGACGCTCGGTTTCAAGCCGCTTTTTAAGCTCTTGAATGCCGTCTTCTGGGGCAATTATGTTGCTTTCGTCGTCATCTTTGACAACTTCAACGTCATCCTTGCTTGATCGTGCTGGTTTTTTGTCCTTTTTGTCGGCGACAACCTCCAACGGAGCGTCTTTTTCGTCATCCAACGGCACGTCGACGTGTTCGTCTCTATCAGCCATCTGTTTTCTCCCTCACCAGACCTGATCCGGGTGCGCAATGCGACCACGGAACGAAGTATCGTCCAAAATTCGGCACAAAACCCCGTTGATAGTGATGTTCCAGCCATCAGACGGGCGGAAAAACAGCCAATCGCCGGCCTTTATGTCTTTTCCGTCAAACCATTTGCCGTCACTCTCTTTAAAGGCGCTGTGTCCATTTGCCAAAACAAGGCCAACTTTCGACTGAAAGCGGTCTTCCTTGGTATTGAGCAGGATGCCGCCGCGTGTTTTCTCCGGGCGGATGTAGACGCCAACCAAAACCTGCGTGTTGAACATCTCGATTTTGCTTATGTCACCAATTTCCTTGCGCAAGGCGTCGGCAGGATCAGCTTCATGAAGCATTGCTATCTTCGACATACTCGTCCTCTCTTATCCGGTGCGCTCTTTCTGTTCACATACGCGGTTCGCCTCGTCGCACAACTCCAGCGCGAGCCTGAGACCAGCTACAACCCCAACTTGGTTGCGGTATGCAGCAAAGTCAACAGTGCCGCTGCCAAACGCAAGGTTCTCCTTGCGGGCTTCAACGGCCTCTTGGATGAGCTTTTTAAGCTCGTGCTCAAAGAAGGACTGATATGTAAGCAAAGAGAACCCCCTCTTTACGCCCCCTCGGTGAAGTGAGACGGCCAGCGCGAGAGGGCGAACGCTGACCGTCTCGTGTCTGCCGGGGAATTATTCCCCGGACAAACGCTTTACCGCGTTGCCTTCTGCAACGCAGTCTTCTGTAGACGACCTTCGCCTGAACCAGCTCCAGCAGTCAAATCGACAGTGGACTTAATCACAGTGCGACCGCCGCGTTTGCGGCCCATCGCGCCCATCAAGCCCGGCGGGAGGCCACCGCCCGGAGGAGGAGGTAGTGGAGCGCCAGCACCCGGAGGCATTCCCATGCCCGGCGGGAGGCCAGCGCCAGAG